GACCTCCTGCACGGACACCACGCCGTTGGTCAACCCGGTCTGGTAGGTCGTCCACCGCTCGGTGGGGTTCGCGCGCATGTACTCGTCGAGGTTGAACCCGACGACCTGGCCGCGAGCGGTGACGTCGTTCATGGACAGCCGGTCAGTGATCGCCCGCATGTACGGGGCGAGCACGTCGTTGATCCGATCGCGCCGGCGGTCGACCGCGTTGGCGTAGGTGCGGCTGGTGGTGGACACCTGCAGGTCCTCGGCGTCCAGGCCCAGCGCGTTCGCGATCTCGACCGTCGCCTGCCGCTGCAGCTGCGCCAGCTGCAAATCCGCTGGCGACGGAACATCGACGGTCTCGTACGTCAGCGACGCCGGCACGTAGGCGGTCGAGCGCTTGCGGCGCGCCTTGCGCCAGTCGTCGAGGATCTCCTTGACCTCGTCGTCGGTGGCCGGGTCTGCGCCGTCGGCGGGCCGGAAGTAGTCCAGCGGGCGCGGGTCCTGCGCGTAGGTCGCGGCGGCCTGCTCCAACAGGATCGCCCGCCGGATCGCCCGCGCGGCCGCGGTCAGGATGCCGGGGTTCGGTGAGTCGAACCGGATCACGTCGCGCCCGTCGACGGGCTCACCGTTGACCCACACCACCCCGGCGGGCAGCTTCTGCCCGGACGGCAACGTGCGCAGCTTGCGCCACGCGTCCGCTGGCGGCTGCAGCGACACCGTGCCGACGTCGAGATGGATCGCGCGCAGCGGGAACCCGTTCGCCAGCCGCTTGGTGACCTGCCACCACGAGATGCCCTCGAACACCAGATCTTCGACGGTCTGGCTGAGAGTGACGACGTTGGGCACGTTCGGGTCGATCTGCTCCAGCAGCGGCGTGCGCAGCTCGACGCGCGCACGGTCGCGCGTGACCAGCGGCAGCGTGGCAATCGAGCACAGCAGGTTCCGGCCCCGCAGCACCGCAGGCACCGACAGCGCCGCCGCGCGGGACACCGGCCGGTTCGAGGCGGCCCGGATCGCGTCGAGGATCGGCGTCGGCTCCGTGCCGTCGGCCGGGGTGGTCAGGTCGTGGGAGAACGTCACCGACGGCTCGGGTACGCGCCCGGAAGCGCGTACCTCCACCGCCCGGAACAGACTCCGCCACCAACCCACGAGCGGAGCCTAACAGGAAGATTTACGTCAAGTAGGCGCTGACACCGTAAGACCTTCCGTCACCATGCCTTCGGTGTGACCTGTTCCGCAGAATCTCCCGCCACGATGATGCGGGGCTTGCCCACCGTGGCGGGCAGCGTGCGCGCGAGATGGACCGCCCCCGCCGCCGCATACGTCGCGTCGACGTGGCCGGCGCCGCGCCGGGTGAACCGCCACACATCGCCCTGCCACAGCTTCTCGGCGCCCCCGACCTGCGCATTGAGCAGCGGGTCGTCGGAGTGGAGCACCTGCGCGTTCTCGACGAGGTCGGCGAAGCCCATGCACACCGCGGTGACCTCGCGGGTGATCTCCTCGACCTCCACCCCGGCGGGCGGCCACTCGCCGCGCCGGTTCTTCCTGTCGGCGAGGTAGGCGTGCGCCGCGGCAGACGGGCCACCCGGAAGCCACCCGAACCTCCGCGGACGGACCCGGCGCACGTGACCGGGCAGCTCCCGCCACATCGTCGCGGTGTCCTCCCACGCGGCGACGATCTCGACGCGCACCCGCCCGCTGGGCAGCATCGCGGCCGCGGCGAGCGTGGCGTGCTTGCCGTCGAGCGACATGTCGAAGCACAGCGCCACCCGCGCCCGCAGTGCCTCAAGCGTGCCCGGCTTGTTTCCAGCGGCCCAGCCCTCAGCACTCACCGCCGGGTCGAGGTTCGGCACTCGAATGCACAACACCTCGGTGAGGAACTGCGCGAGCTCCTCGCCACCGTTGCGCTTCGCGCGGCGCGCATCGCCGAGCAGGCTGTCGAGGTCGATCCGGCGGCCGAGGTTCGGGTTGGCCATCGCCAGCGCGTACGGGTCGTCAGGCTCGGAGCCGAGCGGTGCCGAGTACTCGAACAGCCCGAGCCGCGGGTCACCGTCGACGCGGATCACCTCGTGTGGCGGCTCGCCCTCCACCGCGTCGGCGCGCAGTGAGTCGAGCACGACAGCGCTGTCGTCGCCCTGGTTGGTGATTCCGAACGCCTGCGCATCCGGCACGGCGTTCATGGCGTTGTAGGCCGCGTTCCAGGCGTCCCACTTCGCGTGCTCGCGGAGCTCGTCGAGGATGAGGCGGTGGATCGTCAGGGACCGGCCGCCCTTGCGATTGCTCGCGGCGATCTTGTACCGGCATCGGTCGATGGTCTTGAGGGTCTGCTCGCCGTTGACGCGCCGGATCCCGCCGCGCGGGACCTCGACGGCCAGTTCCTCGATGCCCTCGACGATCTCGACGGCCTTCTCCCACGACTCGCGGGCGTAGTCGAGGTTGGTCGACGTGCCGAGGATGAGCTTGCGCTGTTCGACGAACAGCCAGTACAGCGACAGCACCACCAGCACGTGTGTCTTGCCGTTCTGCCGGGCGACGATCACCAGCACCTTGCGGAACCGCGGTCGCCCATCGGGCAGCAGCTCGCCCGCGTGGATCACCAGCCACCGTTCCCACGGGTCCAGCGGCAGCTCGATGACTTCGGTGGCGAACTCGTCGACGCCGAACCCGTACGACGTCGCCGGTGTCAGCGCGCACCCACACCCACACGGCCCCGGCGGGCCGGTGACGAGCGGCGGCGTCCACAACCGCGGCTGAGTGCTACCCAGTACCTCCAGCGTGCCCGTGGCGGAGAGCGAGGAGCTTGGCCCGCTTGCTGGTCGCTCCAGTGGTGTCACTGTCGGCGCCTCCCTTTACCACCGACGCCCGCGAGCGCGGCGTCATGCCCAGGTCCCGCAGCGCCTCCAACAGCAGCGGCCCCAGCTTCACCAGCATGGTCGGGTCCGCGTCGATCGCCGCCGCGTACCGCTTGGCCAGCCGCACGACCGCACCGTCACGGTCCTGGCGCTCGACACTGCGCAGCGCGTCCTCCAGCGCCCGCACCATGCTCGGCGGCTTGCTCTCACCCACCGCACACCTCCGCATTCCACGGGGAGAGAGAGGACATAAGGGCGCGGATGTCCGCCCCCGCCAGGGTCGGGAAAAACCGCAGGTCAGAGCATATGTCCACTGTGTACCCCTGTTTCCGCAGGTCAGAGCCTTGCATCATCACTTGAGTCCTCGACACGATGTGTTGTCCGGGTCTTGGTTGCTGAGCCACCGTCGGCCGCAGCGTCGGCACTCCCACAGGTGCAGTCCGTTCGCGACGATCGTTCGGATTCGGTGCCTCATGATCACCACCTTGTCATTGGTCGTGGTGCTGGATCGGGTGCTGCGGTGGGGTCGCCTGCGTCGAGGTTGCACTTGCGGTGTGCGGCCACGAGGAACTCTGGGTCGTCGCCGTACGCCTTGCCCTTGGTGTGGTGGACGTGCGCGCTGTACGGGTGCGGGTGCCGCAGGTACTTGCTGATCGGCTTGCCGCAGAGCTGGCATATCCACCGGTCGCGGTTGAGCACGAACAGGCGGATCTTGCGCCATCGGCGGGTGCTGCCGCTCTTCCACGCGGTGCTCAATGCCTCATTAATCCTTGACTTTTCTTGGTATTTTGGGTTAGACTGATGGCACAACTTCAGAGAGGAGGTGAGAACCGAATGGGAACCCTGGGTGAGGCGATCCTGAACGCCATGCGAGACCAGGGCTGGCTCATTGCCTTCGAGGAAGGCGAGGTGCGGCTCTGGTCCTGGAATGGCTACCACCACGCGACGCCGATCGAGCTGTGGGAATCCGGCAATGAGCAACGCTTGCGAGTGGTGCTGCTGGTGATCCAGCTCAAGGGCGGGTTCCGGTGGCCGTGGCCACCGGATCACGTCGACGGCATCGGCGGGGAGGTGCCGCGTAGCGGCTGGTGATCGCCAGGGCGGGCCGGGAATGGACCAATCACTCCCGGCCCGCCCGACCCAGCATAGCCCTCGATTCAAACCTTGAATGTAGTCAAGAAATAGTGGAGCATGGCCGACATGAACACATGGAATCTTGCCATCTCGTCCACCCTCGACCGCGCCCCCGGCGAGCAGGAAGGCATGCCCCTGGGCCGCGCGATCGCCGGTGACGACCTGGTCGTCGTCAGCACGCACGAGAACCGGTTCAGCGTCACCGCCACCGCTGAGGCGGATGACGGGCTCGCCGAGCTGCAGCGGCTGCGCGACCGCTACGCCGCCGAGCTGGCCGCGCGAGGGTTCGCAGTGACCGCGTGGGAGTCGGCTGAATGCCTCTCGCTGGCCGAGACCGACCGCCGCATCACGACGTCCTCGATCCCGCCGATGGTGTCGGCGACCGAGTTCGCCGAGCTGTGCGGCGTGGCGAAGCAGCGCATCTACGAGCTGGAGACCGAACGTAAGAAGGCGGCCGAACGGGGCAAGCCGCACCGGTTCCCGACACCGGTCGTGCCCGGCTACTGGCTGCGCTCGGCCGCTGAGCACTACGCGCGCAACCGGCCACGTCGCGCCGGTCGGCCCCGCAAGGACGAGGGGTAGGTCATCGACCGCGGATGATGTAGCGAATTCCTTTCGGCGAACGATATGGGCGGCATGCCTGTGTGGTTGCAGATCGTCTTGCCCATCGTCACGGCCGGTGTGGGCTTCGGACTTGGTCGCCTTGGTGGCGCCCTGGATCGCCGCCGGGAGCGGCGTGACACAGAGGCTGCGCGTGCGCCCGTGTTCGAGTTCACCTGGGTCGGGGGGCACCGCTACCGCGTGATGAACGTTGGCGACGCGTCCGCATCGGGTATCCGGCTCCATTTCGACGACGAGCGCTTCGAGGCGCAGAACGTCGTGGACATGCCGGACCCGGTGCCAGCACTTCAGCCCGGCGAGTCGTTCACGTTCATGATGGTCGGGACGATGGGGCTTCCGCTGCCACATCAGATTCGGCTGTTCTGCGATGAGTTGCCTGACGGGAAGCCACTCCCCGTGCCTGCCCCTGCGTAGGTCCCGCCGTGCACGGTCGCACTCATGATGCCTCCAGGTCGAATAGCGAGGGCTCGGGCGTGCGGTTGCTCCACAGCACTTCGGTGCGGTCTTGACGCGTGCCGCCTTGTCCTGTGGTGGTGTCGATGCGGGTGACGTGCCATCCGTCGTAGAGGTCGGTGTAGAGCGGCGAGTCGTAGCCGGAGAGCACGACGGAGGCTGCGCAGCTGCGCAGCGCGGCGGCGAGCTCGCGGTGCTGTGCCTCGGTCTTCATCTCGTGCCGGTAGCCGCCGGACACCCGCGTCGAGCCGAGGTAAGGCGGGTCGACGTACAGAAGCACGCGCTCGCTGCGGCCGTACCGGTCGATGATGTCGAGCGCGGGTTGGCATTCCAGCGAGACACCGGCCAGGCGTTCGGCGCCGGCGGCCATGCGGCCGACGTAGGCCTCGAGGTAGCCGGGCATCGACGTGGTGGACCCGGCGGGGTCGACGTAGTGGCGCCACCCGGTGCGGAGCAGCGTCCCGGAGCGGGACTGCGCCAGGCGGACCCAGATTCGGCGGGCACGTTCGATGTCGTCGGGCTCGTCGAGACCGAGCGCGTAGGCCTCGAGGAACTCGGCGCGGGCGTGGGGGGTGAGCGCGCAGACGCGGGCCAGCTCGGCGGGCTGTTCGCGCAGGACGCGCCAGAAAGTCATGAGGTCGTGATCGATGTCGTTCACGGTCTCCATGCGGCTGCGTGGCTTGGCCAGCAGCACGGCCAGCGATCCAGCGAACGGCTCGACGTAGTGCTCGTGGGGCGGCAGATGCGCGACGATCTGCTCGGCGAGCCTGGTCTTGCCGCCGAAGTAGGCGAACGGCGGTCTCACGTCGTCTCCTGCGGCCGTTCGCCGGTGAGCAGTGCGACGAGGTCGGCCACTGTGCAGGTGACCCACTGACGACCCGGATCGGCGACGCCATGCCGCTTGTGCACGAGCAGGGCGGCGACCGCGTCGTCGTTGCCGCGCTCGGTCTCCGCCTCGGCGTGCTGGGCGCCGAGGGCCACGCGGCTGGTGTTCTTGCACTCGACGACCACGCGGCCGCTTCGGAGCGCCGGTGAGAGCCGGATGCCGGCGATGTCGCCGCGGTCCTTGGCGCCGGTCTTGACGCGCCGGTCGATCCGGTCGTCGACGTGTTCGGCGAGGTAGTCGGCGACCTCACGTTCGAACCGAGCGCCCGCGGCCTTTGCCGACGAGCGGGTGCGCCTGCGCGCGGTGGTCATGGTTGGGTCCTTTCCTCGTCGGTGGGCTCGAAGCGGATGGGGGTGGGGGTCGCACTTGATGCGGTGGCCGCGTGGGCCGGGGCGGGTGCAGGACTGGCCGGGTGCGGCGTGGCAGTAGCGGCAGCGGCGCACGAGCGGGCTCTGCCGGAGGTCGCCGGGCTCGACGCCGCCGGGGCTCCAGCGCCAGAGCCCGCCGTCGTAGCTGCGCCGGGCGCGGCGGTTACGTCGCGGGCTCACGGTCGGCGGCCTCGTCGATGGCGCGGCGGCAGTCCGGGCAGTCCGGGCCGCCGCGCGCGAGGTTCAGGGGTCGGTGGTGCACGCACAGCTCCTCGTGGTCGTCGGGTCGTGATGGGTTGCTGGTGCGGGACTTCAGGTACGGGTTGGGCGCCAGGTGGCTGCGGGGTGTGGTGGCGGGGCCGACGGTGGGGCGGTGGCCGCGGGGTCCGGCGTCGCCGACGCGGTGGCGGTAGGCGCGATCAGGCGCGGTATCTGGCCCGTGCCCGCCCCTACCCGGCCCGGTAGTCATCGGGCCGTTGATCGGGGCGGTGATGTCGCGTTTGGTCGGTGCGGCCTGCGCGTTCGTCTGCTGCTCGGCGGCCCGCGCGGTGGTGGTGGCGGGGTGCGGGTCTGGTGCGGGATCAGCGGCGGGATCAGGTGCGGTTCTGTGTTCGCGCGGTTGATCTGTCGGTGATCTGTCGGTGATCGGTGGTGGATCGGTCGTGGATCTGGTGTTGATCTCGGGTGGGTCGAGCAGGGTCATGCCGGCGGCCTCGGGGGTGCAGTCCTTCTTGCGGCCGTTGCAGCCGCGGCAGGCCACGACGAGGTTCGCGGCACCGGCGGCGACGGCGGGGTCGACGTGGTCGAGCACGCCGCCGGCATCGGTCTTGCGGTCGGCCCAGCGCACGTCGCGTCCGCAGTAGCGGCAGTGATTGCCGTCGCGGTCGCGCACCGCGCGACGCAGCTCCTTGTCGCGCAGCTCGCGACGTTTCGCCTTGTGGACGTCGTTTTCGGCGCGGGAGGGGTTGCGGTCGAGGAACCCGTGCACCCAGTAGCCGCCGGTGCGGGTGCCGGTGACGGGCCAGGTCTTGTCGGTCAGGCATGGGCAGTCGTCGCCGGGCTGATGCAGCATCGGCGGGTCGTCACCGAGCCGGACGTTGGTCAGCGCGCGCAGCTCGGCCCGCGAGGCGATCTCGCGGGCCTTGTCGGCAGGCAACCATCCGTCCGTGCGCTGCGCGGAGGCGTACTGCTTCATCCGGACCAGGGCGCCGTAGGCGCCGTTGCCGATCGCGCGCACGAGCGGGTCGTCGTAGCCCACGTCATCGAGGCGGAGCCAGGTCACCGCGGCTCGCCCAGCGCCATCACCCAGCGGACGTCACCGCTGAGCATCAGGTACAGCAGCGAGACGACGCCGTTGTCGTGCACCAGGCGCGCGAGGCGGTCGCGGAAGTGGACGTAGCGGCCGGTGATGAGGTCGTGCTTGCCTCGGCGGATCTCGACATGCTCGCCGAGCTCGGGCGCTCCGGCCTTCTCGGCGTCGGCGAGCCACAGCGCGGGGGTACTCCAGCACGTCTCGATCTCGCGGCGCACCGTGCGTGGCATCCACTCGGGCCACTGCCAGTCCTGCCAGCTGTGCGCGTCGGCGCCGGTCACGGTCGTGCTCCTGTCGGTGGTAGATAGGCCGGCCGCGCCCGGGGGAAGTCGGGCGCGGCCGGGGTCACGGGTGGGTGCGTCTGTTGTGGACGGTCAGTGCCGGGTGCGCGCTCCGTTGGCGCGCGGACAGTCGACGTCGTGCAGGCGGTGCAAGTGGTGCCCGGCGTTGCGGGCGCCGGAGGCTTGGCCACGGTTGAGGACTCCGGCGACGAGCTCGCCGTTCTGCACGGCGAGCAGCACGTTGCCCGTGTGGCTGGTGCCGGGGTTGACCGGCACGTCCTCGCCTTCCGGGGTGACCGCCCACAGGATCGGCGCCGCGCACCCGTTGCACTTGGCGCGGAACGGCGCCAGGTTGGCCGGGGGTGCTGGGGGCCGCTGTACCGGCGTCACGAGGCGGCCTCGACGGCGGCGGACGGGAGTGCGCGGAACGCGACGTGGCCGCTCGCGTATATCTCGGCCTCGACCGTCGTTCCAGGGCACACAAGCGACCCGTTGATGTAGATGCCGCGGCCACTGGTGGGGAACACGTCGTGGTCCGGTCGGCGCCCGGTGGCGCGCTCGAAGATGTCCTTGGCCCACGGCTCGATCACGTTGTCGGGGTGGTCGACCCCGGCGAACTCGATCGTCTCCACCGCGAGCAGCTCGCCGAGCACCTCGGGCGGCGGCACGGGCAGGTGTGCCGCGGGCGACGGGTACGGGGCGCTGTCGACATCGCGTGCCCACCGGTCGAGCATTTGCGTGAGCCGGTCGTTCTCCACCGCAACGTCGATGGGATCGACACCGTGCAGGATCCACTCGGCCACGCGCAGCAGTTCGTCGGGATCGGCGCCCGCTGTGCTGGCGAAGCCGCGGGCGGTGAGCAGCGGCCGGGCGGCCTCCAGCGCGGCGACGCGGGCGTGCTGCTCAGGGGTCAGTCGGTTGTGGTCGGTCATGGTCGGTGACTCCTTCTCGTGGTGGGGCGATGTGCCCGCGCTTGTGCGCTGCGGAGGCTCGGCGCGGGGGTCGGGGTGGCCGGCGGGACGTAGGGGCGCACACGGCTGGGGTGCCAGCGGCACTCGCCGAACGTCGGGTGACCCAGCACCATCACGCGGCGGCCGCCGATCGCGTCGGGCTGTCGGCGCCACTCGACGAACACCGCGACGGTGCCCGACTCGATGTGCTGGAACCGGTCTCCGGGCTTCGGATC